CGTAACGGATCCAAGCGGATTATAAGGAGAACCCCAAATGCCCCTGTACGACGTACGCTGCACGCACGGTTGCGGTTATTTTAACGACGTGTTTTGCCTTCTGGCAGATGCTGACCAGATGATTTGCCCCGAATGCTCCGCGTCGGTGGTGCGTTTAATTAGCCCGGTGCGCACAGTCGGGCCGACATTTTCTAATCCCATGACAGTTAATCAGATCGGACGAACTTTTACTTCAAAAAGTGACTGGGACGCATATCAACGTGACAATCCTGGGACAGAAGTGTTAAGCGCAAACAGCAAAGCTTGGCAGGACCACGTAGACGCTGTAAGAAATAAAGCTGACCGAAAAGCTAAGACATTGGGTTATCGGGACCGCCAAGATATGCGTGAGAAAGTTGCGCAAGAAGATCGGGATAAACGTAAAGCCACTTGACTCGTGGTAAACTTTTTAGTAAACAATTTATGGAGCAGTATCATGCCAGACGAAAGCCTAGACGGTGAGGAAAAAGAGTACACCATTGATGAAATGGCTGACTATTTAGCCCGAGAAGTATCTTCGGGAGAAGAACTTTTAAGTGTTCTTGCAGAGCACGGTTTTGAGTTAAAAAGCTCCGAGTCTCCTATGGAAGATATGATGGACGACCCAATGGAGGCCGTTGAGGAAGTTGTCGAGGAAGTTTCCCCCGAAGGCGGCGAGGAAATGGAGATGGGTGAAGAAATGGGTGAAATGATGCCTATGCCTCCCGTGTCGGGCGAGAAACCTCAACTAAACATTGTTGCGGCTCGTTTTCGCGCCGCCGATAATGCTCTAAAGAAAGGGAAGAAGTCTAATGAGCGACGTTAATACCGAAGCAGCGGTCGTAGAATCTGGGGCCCAGCCTGGGGTGGCTTCGGATTCGTCTGCTCCTGTATCGGGGGAAGCGACCGCTGCTTCCACCTCCGAGGAAACACATGCACGAACCAGTGAGCCCCAAAGTTCGCCTCCTAGTTTTCCCTCTGCTAATGACTTCGGTTGGGATGCTTGGGACGGCCAAAGCCTGTCGTTACCTGAACAAATCCGGGGCTGGAACGACCGCTTCTCAAATCATTATAAAGACCACTACTCGAAACATTTCGAGGCTGAAAAAAATGAGGCTGACCGCCTCCGGTCTATCTATGAATCTCTCTCTGCGGGTCTTGAAGACCCCCGAAATTCAGAGTTAAACCAGCAGGTTACTGAATGGGAAACGAAGTACGGTACGCTAGAACAGGAAAAAGTGGCTCTTTCCAATGAGTTTAACTCCTATAAGCAAGCCTTAGATGATGCACTTCAGCAGGAAGCTGAAGAATACTCTGCGTGGTATCAGAAGCATCATGCTAAAATCTTCGAGGACCCACAGTTAACTGAAAGGTTCACAAATTTGTTAGAGTCAGGTTGGGATGTGGACTATGCTCCGCAAGCCTTGGAACTTAGTGACGAGGCTTTAACAATCGCAAGTAAAGCACTAGCCGATGGCGTTCCGATGCGATACGCCCTTGAACTAGCGCGGGGGTCAACGGCACAACCTGTCCGCTCTGCCCCGCGTCCGGGAGCACGGATAACTTCGGGGGCCACCGGATCCCCTGTAGCTCCGAACCAAGCTCCAAAAGATGCCTTACGGGAAGCTAAATCTTTAGATGACATGCGTTTAGTTGCGGCTCAAAGAGCCTTTAAACAACAACGCTAACAGGAGTTAATCATGGCTATTTCGCCAGACGTACTTGCAAGTGCGTTGATTGAGTTGATGCCCTCCTATTCGGAACTGTTTACCAAATGGCATCCAGTCCTCGAAAGGGTGGTTTTAAAGGGGAACATCGACCGTGATGTTCTTACAGGTCCTTACCGTGAGTTTGCGGTAGTAACAGATGGTCCAGGTACAGTAACCCAGATTCTTACAGGTTCTGAAGTTATTGCAGGTGGACGTAATCAGAATGCGGTACGTGGTAACACGTTCGCGCCTCGTCTTATTTACGCGTTTGACGTTCCCGGCAAAGACCTTGCCGAAGCTAACGGTGCGATGGACTTGGCTCGTATTATCCAGCATTACCCAGAGTTAGCTTTGGGCGACTTCCACGAGCGTATTGCGCGTCAGGTGGCAGTTGGTGACGGCCTTGATGTAGGCGGGTTCCTCACTCTTAACGGTGATACCACTTACAATCCTCAAGGTACTGCGCGTCGGGGTGCTCTTGAGTTTAACACAATCGCTGCCCAGAGTAACACTACGTTTGGTCTCGCAAAGCCCGCAACCACTGGTTGGGCTAACCAATACGGTGTAATTACGTCGTTTGCGACCAACGGTTTGAGCGAAATGCGTCGTGTTTACTACGCTGCTTCTCGTCAGGGTAAAACAATGGGTCCTGTTGACTTGTTGATGGGTGATGAAAACTCTTACCTTAACTACATTGAAGATCTTAACGATTACGTACGTGTAGCTAAGGTCGAGGGCGACAAAGCTCCAAGTCAAATCCGTCAAGGCGTTAAATTCCTCGACGCAGACTTCTTCCTTGAAGATGCACTCGACACAAGTGCCGCAGCGTTTACGACTGGCGATGCTCGTCGTGGCGTTATCTACATGATGAAGACTGCTGCTTGGCACGCTTACACGCTTGGACACGACTCTAACCGTGAAACGAAAGGTGACTTCGCTGTGCGCGGTCCTTTCCGTATCCCAGAACAAGACGTATTCCGTTATGAAATCGTTCTTAACATGGGTCTTCACACTAACCAGCTTCGGTGCAACGGCGTTGTAACCGGTGGCGGAACCCCATAGGAGGTATGACATGAGTGGATTTACCGCAGCAGGTATTAGTAAAACAACTGTCACTACAACTCAACAGTGCCCTCTAGGGTTTGTTCTTACCGTTCCTAACGGTGACTACGGGCTTCAAGAGTGGGTATACGTCGTTAATGATGATGCCGCCGCGCTGGAAGTGGGTGACTGTGTGATGATTGAGACAACTAACTATGTGCCTTACCGCGCGATTAAAACGGGTGGGCCGCACGATTCTCTTAAAATCATTGGTTGCGCACAACACGCAGTCGCAGCGGGCTCTTATGGCTTTGTCTTGAAAAAAGGTAAAGGTCTGGCTCGTGGTGATGGTTCTGTGGCTCAAGGTGAAAGCATTGTTTCTCACTCAACAGCATTCGTCGATACGATGGCTGCTGGCGAAGAAAACATGGTTATCGGACTTGCGCTTGCAGACGACGGCGGAGCAGGCGACACTTTTAGTGTGCTCCTTAGTTGTGGTGTGTAGTAACTAAGGGGGGAGCCTTTGAACTTAAAAGACATCAGAAATGCTTTGTTTTCACAGACAGATTGGGCACCAACTCAATCCACTGAAGCAGTTGCACGTGTTAATGGTTTCATTAACCGGGCTTACAACGATGTTTGTTTAGAGGCTCCCTTTCTTTTCTTTGAGTCAGAAGTAAAATTTGCGACTCAAGTTGATGCAGTGCCGACAATACCCACTGATACTATTTCAGTATCGGTGTTGGATACTACTGCTCCAATGGAAGCTAATGCCGAGAACCCTTGGGTCTTCGAGCAAGATGTAAATGTTGGTACAGCTAATGCGTTGGTTTGGGAGACAGATCGGTCGTGGGACGGTAGGACACTTGAAGTAGAAGTTACTGATGCCGCGACGAATCGCACCACAACTTACCGCAATACCATTCGAGCAGTATGGAAAAAAGCCCTTAAGGGGGGAGGCGCACGTTACCGTTTGTCGGTAGTGACCCCGTGGCCTTACCAGAAATTTGGTAAAGGCCCCTTTAATTACCGCATTTACTCTGACAAGTATTATCTCCCAGATGATGTAATTCAAGTGAGGTCNATACGACTNTGGCATCAAAACCGTAACTGGCCAATGGATGTCATTGGACAAGAGGAAGCCGAGGAGTACTCGTTTGCTGACTCACCCCGCGTAGTTTCCCACGGTCTTCCGCGAACGGTTTTTAGGCGAGAACACAAACAGATACCTGGACCAGCCGTTGCTCCCGATGCGGCTCTGTCACCTAACTCGCAAGTTTACCGCTGGATTGGCCCTGAACCCGCCGGTACTTTTGAGTACGTAATTACGTATTGTTGGGGTAAGCGTGACATCCAGTTTAGAAACCCTACAATGGGTTACCACTTAGGTTACGCGGACTCTTGGGAAAACGATCAAGAACCTTTTGAGGGGTCACTATCGGATTTAGGTCGACCAATTAAAAGTTCTCAAAACCGTTTTAGAGAGCCCTTGTGGGAGTCTGCCCCGTCGCCAGTATCGGCTCAAGTTGTTGTTGCTCCCCCACCTGACCAAGCTGTAGCAACAGCTTCAGTAAAGATTGTCCTACCTAACATTGAGTATATGCAGGGCTTTTTGAGTACGGGAAGTCAGTTAACGACCGCAGGTCTCCAAACGTTTTTACGCCAAAACTTCCGTGAAAGTGGTTGGCACGTCCGAATCTATCGACGACGTGTTGCAGCTAACTTTACTAATTACTTTTTTATGAAAACGATTGCCCCAACCGCTCCGGGCCGTGAAGATGGTGGGGCCGAAATTGCTGGGCTGCAAAAGTTAGACTTGCCCACAGCGTTCTTCTTGCTGGCTGAATTTAGAATTGATGACAATAATCAAGGTATTTTTTATGACGACGGGCGTATAACACCTGATTATCACAGAAGATTGAGAGATACTCACGGGTATCAAGCAATTAAAATGTACCCATATCCCGACCAACGTTACGAAGTAGACGTGAGGTGCGTACGTCGTCCGTACAAGTTGGTTGACGATCAAGACGCGCCCTTGGTACATGCAGAAGCTGTGGATTTAATTATCCACCGCGCTTTGATGTTTTTATATGAGAATATGGGCAGCCCCCAGATGGCCCAGTTAGCAAAATCTCGTTACGATGAAAATCTGTTTACGTTGTCTAAACGTTACGGGGATTTAAGACCCCCGCAGGTGCCTGTCTTACGCCGTTTTTCGCGAGCAAAGACCTCTTATGGTCAGCGGGGGCACCTGAAACGTTGGTGGACAGTTAAAAGTTAGGAGCAGATATGATTCATACTCGAATTATTTGTGGTGCTGTATACGAGAAATCCGTAAGAGGCGTACCTCATCACGCCCTGTGCGTTGCAACACGTGTGGAAGCGGACAAAGTGTTTGGAAACATGCACGTGTTTGGTTTTGCTATGGAGCGTGTCCAAGAGGGCACTGAAGCAGCAGACGAATTTACTTTAATTGCTTCCCCCGTTTTTGAGAAACGTCGGAAAAGAAAGGCTAGTTAGTGGCAGATAATTCGACAAGGGTAAAAGTTGGCACATTTGCGATTAGAGTCGCAAGTGGTAAGCTATTTCTGCCCGACGAAGTTGGTTCAAAGGTAGAGAACTTTTATCCGACCGAAGAAGGCACCCTTCGGTCGGTTGCGGGCCCACTACCTTACTTGCCCGATTATTTCAGTGGCGGCGCAATTAAAGGTAGTACGGGTGAAGCTGATGTGACGACTCCGAGCTATGGTACGATCCATGGTATTTTTCACGCACTAATCGGTCAAAACGGTGAGCGAGACGTTCTTCTGTGTCACACCGGGAGTCAACTCTGGGAGTTTAACGGCTGGTCTAAAAGTTGGTCGATTTTAATCGCTGACCCCTCTGTTCCAGGTGGGGCGACTGCCGCTTACGCCGACAAGTTGGAGAACACGACACGCCCCCAATTTCCGACACAATTTGAGTCGACTTCTACTGGGATAGTTATTGTACCCCAAAATGGTCGCGCGTATTTTTACGACGGAAGCTATATTGCTCCACTAGGTTACACCGACCGTCCGGGTGCTCCCGTAGGGATGGGCCCACAAAATAGGTATAAATCGTCCTCGTTTGACGGAGAATTGCAAGGTCAAGCAACTGGCTTTACTGTTGCCGCGACACTTATCGGCCAAACTATTGGGATGGGGGTCAACGATGCCGGATACGCCCACGACTCTCTCCCTGGCCGTAGTTCCGGTATGATTGACGCTTACGGGCATGGTCGTGTGGGTACCGTAGTTAACCCCGTTAACTGGGTAAGCGGCTACCAAACTTTTGAGGATAGCGAAAAAACTGTTCCAAACAGTAATAAGATTGATTCGGCGCGCGCTGACGCTGCTACGGGTGGCTGGTTGGAAGCGGGAGAGTGGCGCGCTACTGTCCAATGGGTAGACTTATGGGGTAATGTCTCCCCAATGTCAGGGTACAGTAATGAGGTTAGTCTTAACTTCCAGCCCTCAACCTATTGGCGTTGGTGGGGTTATCCCGCAGACCCGTTTGCTATACCAGCCTTCCCTGGGGAGTTTCCCGCGTCGTATATTGCACAAGCTGACGACGTAAGAAAGCAAATTGCTTGGACGGGGATAGACCGTGGTCCCGAAAGAACTATTGGCCGAATCCTGCACAGAACAAAAGACCTTAAAAACTCTGGGACAACTGATTTATTTAGGTTGACTCAAGACTCGTTATCTTCAGGTATTGCTTTTGCAACGTTACCTGATAACGTAACGACGACTTACCCCGATAACATTCCTGATGCTTGGTTGCTTACTCCTGCGATGGACGTGGTTCCTGTACCACAGTTTAAGTTATGTCGGGTAGCTTACGGTAGACTTTGGATAGCGAACACGGCGAACGCCCCAGGATTGGTCCGACCCTCCTTAAAGAGTCGGTGGGGGTCATTCCCGGTAAACCAGGAGATTTTTCCAGATCCAAACGGCGACGAGATAACAGGTCTGTGGCGATCACCCGCAGGACTACTTACGTTTACAGCGAAGTCTAGTTACCTAATTTACCCCAGCGATGGTGGGGTAGGTTTCCAGTCAGTTACGCTTAGCAGTGAACATGGGTGTGTTGCACCAAGCTCGTTAGCAACACTAAAAGACGGTACAGTTATCTGGTTGGGAGAAGACGGCTTCTACAGTTTTGCCGCCCAAGAAAGTTACGCAAGAGGCGTAACCCTTATCTCAACAGACATCGAACTGTTTGTGCGGCGCGTAACACGTAGCAGGAGAAAACAAGCCACGGCTGCCGTTGACCCGGATACGGGAGAATACCGCTGCTGGGTTTCGTTAGACGGAAATCGGGACAATAACATCTGCTTTATCTTTGACGGACAAGGATGGAGAACACGGACAGATGTCAATGCTTCGGCGGCGTGTGTTACCAGGGACCACCGTAACTACATGCTTGCAACAGGGTTTGTTGGTGTAATCGCTGGAGTGTGGGTTTTAGACCACGAACAGCCTAAATTTCAACCAAAGGTACTGCTTAACCGAGAGAGTGTTGTGGAGACAGCTTGGTTATCAACAGCAGCTTCGCAAGAAAAGCGTACCGCGTACACCCTCTATCTATGGTTTAGGGAATCCGAAAATAGTACAGTTACTATCCAGTCTTTCAGGGATTGGAGGAATACGGTGGTTGAAACTACTTCTGCTTCAAGGTATTCTGGCGACGACATTCCGCCTTTTTGGGGCTCAACTGCCCTTGGTTCTACGGCTACGTGGAAAAAGCGTCGTCCGTATTGGACTAGGGCAGCGGTCTATGTCCCTTCGGCAGAAGTCTTTAAGTTTAAGCTATCCGGTACAGGTGATTGGGAATTTGTAGGGATTCAACTCGATGAGGCTCCACGTTATGCTGGCGGCGCACGAATCCCGCCATAGGAGCAGATATGTCATGGAAATTTCCAGCACGTAACATTTCAAATCCCGAAGTCGTTTCGATTGACGATGTGAACCAAAACTTTCGAGAAGTCATCGAGGAGGCTTCTGGTGCGCTTAATGAGCATAACTGGAAAGCTAACTCGTTCGGAGANAGNGGGATGCTTGCGANNGATGCTGGNATCGTTGTACATCGTGTAGCGGTAGAAGTTAACCCCAATACTGACCCGGACACCACGGCAAACAATCAGTTTGTTCGTTATGACCAGGACTGGCAATCTATCGTCGGTCTTACCCACACTTTTAATACGACTGGC